TCACCTCTCCAGTTCTGGTCTGTAAATAAATGGCTTGCCGCTCTTCGTGTGGAAGGCTCTGGCATCTGTGCGCCACAGCCCAATGTTTGATTCAAAGCCGGACAGACGTTGCTTCTTGACCATCAGCGTGACGTCCGGTTGAGCCAAAAGCTCAACGTCGTCGTCTCGGGAAGCGGCCCCGTTCTCCAGCCAGAACTGCCTGTCTTTCTTCTTCTTGTTGGACCAGACGGCTACGACGTTCATGCTGTTATCAGCCAATCCTCCGGATCCTTTGAGATCGTCTATAACTGGGCGCGGGTTGTCCCCGTCCGAGTGCCCCGTCTTGCGCGAGTGGTGGACAAGGATCAGGTGGGCGTTGTGGGTGCGGACCAAGTTGGTCAACTCGACCACAAAGTCTCGCTCCAGATTGAGATCATTCATGGGCATCGTGATTCGCTGAAGACAGTCCAGCACGATCAGCTTGCACCCCTGCTTCAGCATGTGATTGACCTTCGCGATAGCGGCGTGTGGCTTATCGACCATCTCGTTGATGACGTACAGGTAGTCATCCATTAGAGCCATGCACTTCTCGACATAGCCGTCAGTCGGGTTGCTGTTGTTCGCTAGCTGGTTGGCCATCAGGCTCAGCAGGTATGGCGTGTCCATCTCGTAGCTGATGTAGCCCACCTTGATCTTGTGCATGACGTAGTCAGCAACCAGATAGTTGGCCACGGTGGACTTATAGGAACCGCGACTGCCGAACAGGATCGTCACCTCACGCGGGCGCAGGGCGAACTTGTCTCCATCGCGATCCCAGAAGGGAAAGAATGCGTCCCTGTTGACGCCGTGCTGGCGGAAGTCGAGAACCTGATCCGTGAACTCGCCTGCGGTGAAGACGTTTTGGAATCCCTCCAGCGATGAGTTGATGTCCAAGTCTTCGAGTTGCATGAACTCGCTGTCGGCTGGCTTTCTAGACATAGAGATCCTCCTCCTTCTGCTCTGGCGTGGAGATCTCGTCGAGCCAGCGCTCTTGGTTGATGTAGGTTTCTGGGTTGAGGATGTAGCGCGTCTCGGTGGGCCAGACGCGGGCGCGGAGATCCTTCTCAATCGAACCCAACGTGGCAGTGTCGAGCCGTTCTAGTTTCTTGACGCACTTAGCTTTGGCCACCTTCTTGGGGAAGAGCTTCCAGATTCTCTCTATAGCCTCATCCTTTTCGATGTCCCGTGACTGTCCCGTGACTGTCACTTTCTGTTCTTTATTCTTATTTCTTAATTCTTCTTCTTTAGCGAGCTTCTCTCTTGCGCGTTGCCTTCTCTTTCGAGCCGCCCCAGTCGCATCAGAACTCTGCTTGTCTTCCCAGTTGATGATGTCCCAGTCATCCGCGATCAACTCCACGTCCATCAAGCGCTCCTTTACCTGCGTCATCTCGACAGGGGTCAGGCCCAGATGAACTGACAGCATTTGGTCGCGGAGCTTGGCGTTAGGCTGATCCAGCGTCCCGTCCGCCTTGGCACACATCAGCGAGATGTAGTGCCAGCGGTCCTCGAAAGACAGTATTCTCAAGCGAGGATGGTTAGCGATCTCGGGGTACAACTTGAACCACTTCATGCTTCGCGGCTCCAAGTGTTGTTCTTGTAGAACTCCAGCGCGTTGCACTGCAAACGGCGAGACTCACGTTTGACTGCGGCCTGAAACTTTTCCCATTCCTGCTTAGTAAACTGGTTGCGCGGCTGGTCAAGACCGATGCGGACGATAAACTCGTCGTCTTCGGGAACCCAGTTCCGTGGTTTTCGATACCCCGTGACGTGCTTGTGTGGGTCGTCTGGCCACATATCGTTTTCGGACAGCCCGACAGACTCCATGATGCTTTTTGCAGAACACTCCCGCGTCCAGCACTTCATGACTATTCGGTCTCTATCTCGGCCAAGTCCTATGCTAAGCTTGGTGCTATGGCTGTCGTGAGCAGGGCATCGAGCGTAATACTGGTCTGGGCCTACCTTGCGGACATATTCAAGGCGAGAGATAAAATCTTCTAATTTTGCTATTACCGACACCATAGCCCCCGATTGCCGTGTTTAAAACTCGATGTCGCATATTAAATCGGGGCAATGTCCTTGGCAAGTGCGGCTGTTGCTAATTTAAAGAAACACAAAATCTCTACTTAAAATGTAAATGTAAACTGTAAGTTGACATCAATATTAAACAGGTGTTTAACTTGAGTTGTACGGACAGGTGACACCCGTACAAACATTACTGGTCACCCAAAAGGAAAAATTAAAATGCCTGTAGTTGCCATGAAAGACGAGGCTTCTGAGACAAAGCGTGAGCAGAGGTCGGCGCGGTTCAAGGCGGTACTCAAAAGACACGGGATAGCAGAGCATGGCGCTCAGACAGCTATCGCTAAGGAAGTGGGCGTATCAGATGCGACAGTTGCCGCATGGATGCGCGGGTCAATGCCAAGAGATCCGGAAGTATTGTTCCGGTTCTGCGATGTCTACGACGTTGACCCGTATTGGTGGACTAGCGGCCAGTCTAGGCCTCGCGATTCTATCGATTCAGAGAAGCTTGTTAGGTCTTTCTCTACGGTTCGCGAATGGAAGACGGCAAACTCTTTGACTCTTAGCAACGAGCAGGAAGCGCTCTGTGCCGCTAAGGTATATGATGATCCTGCGGGAGCTGAAGCTTACCTTGAGCAAATGGCACCGTTTTTTGCCGGTTAAAATGGTGTGTCGCATTACGATACATATATCCACACAATAAGTTGACACTACCATTTAGCTTTGCTTTACTCCTTCTTAACAAAGGGGGGGTAAAATGCCAGCAGATAAGAAGCAGATTTTCGAGACCCTATCGAAGATCCCAGTCGATGATTATGTAAAGCACTCGCAGTCGGAAAACTACGACGGGTCCGTCACGTACCTCCCTTATCTTCCGTGGACTAACGCCCATCAACTGATGATGGCGCACTACCCTGAGTACGAGTGGAGCTTCTCCGAAAATCCTGAAGGCCTTGAGGTGTTCTACTTCAAGGATGGCACTGCCGAGGTGCGAGTTGTGATGTCTATCGGAGACGTCACGATGATCGCGTCCAAGACCGTTACCAACGGTACAGGCTCGGCCTACCCCAACCCCAACGCAAACGACATTCACAACGCCAAGATGCGATGCCGCACACGCGCCATGGCAGAGCTAGGTCTTGGCTGGGATCTCTGGATCAACCCAGAGAACTACCCCTACGAAGAACCCAAGAGCGTCGTCAAAGAGGCGCTCAAAAAAGCCGAGGACAGCAAGGCAGAGGAGCCTGAACAGTCCAAGGAAGATGAACTTTTCTCGCACTTACTGGAAGCAAAGAGTGAGAAGGAGGCCCGCGCCATCTACACCAAGGTGAAGGGTGCATTTAAGTCGCGAAAGCTGGACATGGACGAACTAGAAAAGCGGTGGAGTGAACTAAAAAAAGGAAAAGGATGGAAATAAAATGGGACGGATTATGCAACTAATTCCCTCTGGGATTCACACCATCAACGCTGAAGATTACTTGATAATGGGAGTACTGTTCTATGGGTGCTGTTAATCAAGGCTCCGCAGAATGGCTGGAGCAACGACGAGGAAAAATTTCAGGGACTGCTGTAGGTGTCCTCGAAAATTGTAACCCCTACCAAAAACCACACGACTTGCTACGTTCGATGGTAAGAGACATCGCCGGAGCACCTTCAGAATTTAAGATGAACCCCGCTGTGGAGCACGGCCATGCAATGGAGCCGGTCGCGAAGCAGTGGTATGAAAAAGCTTTCAACTTAATCGTTGACGAAACGGACTTTGTCGTACACCCCATGTACGAGTTCCTTGGTGCGTCCCCTGACGGCCTCGTCGGACTCGATGGCGCGATAGAGATTAAGTGTCCGTACCCGCGCTTCACCAAAGCACCCTACTCTGTCTTCGACGAGAAGAAGAAGATGTACCTGCGCCAGTGCCAACTGGTCATGGAAGTGTGTCAGGTGGACTGGCTGGACTTCATCTGCTACCTCGCGCCTCACGCTGATGCGCATCCTGAGTACAACATTGAACGGTTGCACAGGGATGACCAGTGGCTTCATGAGGATCTCTCAGGATCTCTCCTGCCTGTTCCGAGATCTGGGACTGTGCCGAGGATTGACCTGTACGCAGAGTGGCATGAGTTCATCCTCGCGGAGCATGACAGCCCGACCCGTCGCAAGAAGCACACGGAGTCGGCGAAAGACATATATGAGGTGGTTGAGAATGACGCGCTGTCGATCCTGTCTGCCGCGCTGACTGAACTCTCCAAGCTGGAACTGGAAAACGCGGAAACTCTTATTCGCATGGAGAAGCTCAGACGCACTGTCGATGACATGAAGAAAGTCGTCGCTGATGAATACGGAAAGAACGTGACAGACGGTGTCGCCAAGGTTCAGGTGATATACCGCAAGCCCACGTTTGAATACCGCAAAGCATTTGAAGCCCTCGGGGGTGACGCCGCGCTACTGGCCGGTGGTCACGACATCGATGACTTCAGATCAACGTCGAACACACGACAAATCAAAGTGAAGATTGGAGAGTAAAAATGAGTCAAGTAGTTGTGGAAGGAACCACGAACTTCAGTCACCTGACCAAGTTCGAGGAATACAAAGGGAATAGCACAGAGCGGTACGCTTTGACTATCACTCTTGATGACGACACCGCTGAGAAGCTGGAGTCTGAGGGTGTCAGGGTTCGTGAATACGACGGCAAGAAGCTACGCAAGTTCACCTCGCAGTATGAGGTGCGCGTTGTGGACGGCACTGGTCAGCCCTTTGAGGGAGAGGTGCCATACAATTCAAAGGTCAAGGTTGCCTTCAAGTACGGCAACGCAGGCGAGCATGGTGTCCCGACTTACCTGAATGCTGTTCAGGTTGTCGAGGCGGCAAATGCTGGACTGCCCGCCGAGTTCAATGTCGCGCCTCCGCCTAAGCAGGACGACTTTGCAGAGAGCGAAGACATCCCGTTTTGAGAACAAAGGCTGGGGCACTCCTAAGCGCGGCGTCGGCCCGCGATCAACTCATGATTCCTACAAGGATGTGGGGGAATGCGTGGCCCCAGTCTGTTCATAGTGAAGCACGTTAATCATGAGAGCCGACACCAATTTAAAAAGCCTGACTCTGGGGAGGGGCATCGGGCAGTCCGTGTACGTCGGCAGAAACAGTGA